CCTAGTTGTTTTGCCGCTTCCGGTACACCTATTCCGGGCCTAGGTTGCTCTTCTTCTTGGTCTTCATCTCTTACGTTTGCAAGAAGGCTTTGTTCATACCTTTTGTTGTTTTCAATTATGTCTTCTACCCTTTGCTTTTCATCGTCATCGAGTTCTGCATAAACTAAGTCATTTATTTCATTCTTAATTGATGTAACTCTATTAGTATCACCTGCTGCTTCTGCGTCTACAATTTCTTTGTTCAAATCCCTACCGGACTTGTTTTTCTCACGCATTACTACTAAGGTTTCTAAACTAGCCTTTTTCTTACTGCCATCCTTAGCAGTATAAGTTCTTCTAAAAGTCGGTAGCCTCTGCATAGAAGCAGGAGTAGGTAGGTCACGTCTGTCATCTCTACCTTCAAAGGATGCTGCTGCTGCTGCCTGCTTCTCGGCTTCAGTGTCGGCTCTCGACTTGACTAAAACATCACCCATGAAATCATTCCTCCCTTTGTCCTAAGTTATATTCCATTTGGCGACCACAGGTGCTGCACTTGTCTACCCACATGAAGTAGAGCATGCCACAGTTTTTGCAACGTGTGCCGGACCCGATGTTAAGGACATCACCGGCCTTCTTATTACGATTACGTTGCTTCTTGGTTATACCTTGAAGCGGTCTGTCCTCGTTGAATACGGTGCCAGCCCCGTAGGACTCGGCTAACCGTATTCCTCGTTTCTGAAGGCGTTGGATGTCGTCTAAACCAAGAGTGTTATGTGACTCCATGCCAATCCCACTCAGGCCTTGTAAATGATTACCAAATAAGCATTTCCTAAGACGTTGAGCATTTCAATACCAACAATGGTATCTGCTGTATTAGCGTCGGTTACTGCATCAAATCCTGCATCTAATAGGGCCTGTATATCCGCCGGAGCGAATGAAAAGTCTCTAGGGGGTAGTGGACCTACCACCTTGGACTTCAAGCCACCTAGACTTGCACTTCCCATAACTGGTCACCTCAAGAGCGGCGACCAATTGCTAAGAAAGTACCGGGTCCAACATTGCCGCCAGCAAATGGTTCAAAGACTGTTATTGTAGTCCTTGCTGTATCTATTGAAGCAGCAGGCATCAAGTTGAGTACTACTTCGTCACTTCCGTCACCACTGACAGCGTCTGCCGAATCTACTGTTTGAGGGGTAGGCTCGCTGTTGAGTATGTATGCGTCTACTGTTGAAAACAGACTTGTTAGGTCAATTGTCTCAGTTGCGCTGCCACCTGTAAAGGAACCTGTCACTATTAGTCTATCACCAAAGTATGTTGGTCTTGGATCTATTGTTACTGCCATTATTCTTCATCTCCTATATTAGATTCTTCAACTGCCTCTTCTGCCACTGGCTCTTCAACAACTGCTGGCTCAGGCTCAGGTGCCGGAGGATTTAGTGTTTCCTCCACAAGTCCGAGTAGTTTACCCTTTGTGGCGTAACCACTGAACTCTACACCCTGTGCCTTGAGCCATGCGCTTATGTCTTTCTTTGTCCAGCCTGCATCAGGAATACCGTCGTCGCCTTCGTCTACTGTTTCACCTTCGTCACCAGTTATGATGAAGAACTGTGGTCGTAGTCTGTGCCTTTGTTCGTTAAGCCACTGTTGGCTAACTTTAACGGGTTCTCCTCTAATCCATTCACCTGCGATGTCCGTCCTTCGACGATACATCATAGGTCCACGGAATATTACTGTAGGCAAGTTGAATCACCTCAGTTAAGCAATAGTACGGTTACTGTCCCTGCACCTGCCGCTTCACCGTGAAGGGTGATACCCGGTAGTGCTCCACCAGTTTTAGCGAAAGCCGCTGTACCTGCGTTAGTAAAGGTAGCCGATAGAGTCTTGTCTGCTACTGCGAAAGTAGTTCCAATAACCCCTAACATCTTTGAAACACCTGCTGTGAAAACCATTGTTTGCTCTGCAGCGTCTGCCAGCGTAAATGCAATTGTTACCAATCGCATACTACCAGCAGCGTTTCCATCAGCGTTGTTAGCAACAAACCCAGTTAGTGTACCCGGATAAGAGCCGCCTGAGTTACCGTTTAACCAATCAGTTTCATCGATTGGTGTTCCTGTTCTAAAGTCAATGTCTAACAAGACATCGACTGTACCATTGGTAAAGTCGCCATCATCGTAAGAAATTGTCATTCCTTTGTGTACTTCTTCTCGTGCTGTCATATCTTTTCATCTCCTGTATTAATTCTCCAACAGAACCTCACTTTAGGGCACGGATTTGTCCCTGACCTCCAAAGAAAGTAGTCCAAACTTCACCCATTGTGCGGTAAAGTCCTTCCTGTCCTAGTCTGTTAATTGCGAATGGATCGCCAGTTTCGATACCGGACTCAAAGTATTGAGTTGGTTTCGCAGTACTGTAGTATAGATAATCGGTGTCAAGCATGTAAATTCTGCTGATGCCGTCTGCTGTTACATCTTTAGATGGGATGATTGGTACACCGTTGTAGGTTGCGACAATAAATCCTGCCTCAACACCCGGCACACCCTTAACGCCGTTGTATGTTGGTACAACACGCTTCTCTTCCATGAATCTCTGTTGAGCCTGCAATAGTTGCTGGATTCTCATTAGAGTGTCATATCCTGTTAGCATAACCTTCGGGTTACCACCACGAATCCAAATCTTTTGGAAGATTTCGTCAAGATGGTCAAGTGATAGAACTCTGTCGGTAGAAGTATCGCTAACAACATTGTTACTCATCTCAGCATTAGACCAAGAGTTTGCACTTCGGTCAATACTGTAAATGTCCAAATCAGCACTAGATGACAAATCATCGTGACCGTCATTCATACCTGTAGTTGAGGCTGCAGTGCCGTCGTCGTGGAATGCCGCTGTAATTCTGTCAAGTGATTCAAGGTCGTTACCTGCAGGTGTGTCTACGTCTTGTAGTAGCATTTGGTTGATGTGCTCTGCGTGGTGCTTACCCATCTCTTCCTTTAGGACAGAGCGAATGTCGCCAAGTCCGTCGTCCTTGTCATTCAAGAAGATTGCAACTTCAGACATATCGAATGTGTGTGCGATAGTCTTTGGTTTTGCTGCAACATTTTGGAATGTAGGCTTGGTGGTGTCAGGCAGTGTGCCGTTCTCTGCAATACCGCCGCCGACTGCTGTCGAAGGCTTTGCAGTTACAACTCTCCATCCACTTCGGTCCCAAGGTCTCTTAGGTAGGATAGAGAATGCGTTGAATTCTTGGTTCAACTGTGACCATACTTTGCGTCCGTAGATTGCTTGGTAGGTACCAGCGGTTGTGCTTAGAAGTGGTGCATCTGCTTTGAGAAGTTCGCTACCGGAGTAACCGAATCCCATGTTAGTGCCTGCTCCGTAGTAGTAGCGTTCCATGTCTTGTACTGTTCGTGTATAATTTCGTGCCATTAATCATTCCTCCATTTAGTTCCAAACACTCCCAGCGAGGTTGTGTACCTCGTCCCAAGACATGTTTGCTAGGTCCTCTGTAGATGGTATCTCTACTGTGGAGTGGTTTGTTGATTTGCGGATTTCCGCAGTTGTAGAAGAGCCGATGTTATCGATTCTTTCACTTAGTTCTGAAATTGCCTTCTCGATGTTTGCAAGAGGGCCACGAGCGTCAAACTCTGCTGCTGCACGAGCCTGTGCTTCGGTTGTTAGTTCTTTTTGCAAACGCTCTGAGAACACATCGTTCAAGTTGTTCTTGAACTGCTGCTCTAGTGCTGCTGCCTTAAAGACCTCATACGCTTCCTCAATTTCTGTCGGGGAGACATTGTCAGGGTTTAGGTAAGCCTTGGCAACTTCGCCTCCGCCTCCGCCTAGTCCTGCACGGGAAATTGCATTTGTTGATGGTGAGCCATTTTCTGTTGCACGGCCTTTTACTTGACCGCCAAAGTAGTCTGCTCCATCGCCAATTTGCTCAGGGGTACTACCAAGGTTAGCCTTGCTAATACCGTCAAAGTGTGCACGAGCAGCACCAGTGTCTACGCCTGCGGACTTCAAAGTGTTCTCCATCCAGTCTAGGTACTCACTAGTGATGACATCGCTGTACTCTGACTTTTCCATGTCATCCTTGTACATTTTTGTTTCATCTTCTTTTTTCTTTTCTTCTTCTTCTTTTGCCATATCATCGTCCTCGGCTAGTTTTAATTCTTCCATGGGTTTTTTCTTCTTTGGCCTGTCCATGTCTCTATCGTCGTCGTCGTCTTCACGGTCTTCAGATGCTTCTTCCATGGATTCTTCTTTATCTCCATCTCTGTCAATATCCAAGAAATCAGGCTTTTTGTCGCCTGCCATGTCTTTGTGCATGCCCTTCATTTCGTCGTGCATACCCTTCATTTCTCCGTGCATGCCCTTCATTTCTCCGTGCATGCCCTTGTTTTCATCTTCTTTGTCCATGTCATCCAACTGCTTAGATAGACGATCGATTACGGATGCCAATTCACCCAATGCGTCTATATTGTTTGTCATAGTCGTGTCCTCCTTCAGTATTCTAAAGGATGCTTCGGGATTAATCCCTTTCTCACAAATAGTAACTTCGTGTAGTTCTAACTTGGAAATTTCAGTGTAGTTTCCATGCTTTGCATCGGACTTGTTAATGCGCTTAAACGCCTGCCCTCCAATGCTGAACCCAGTTAGGTTACCCTTGCGAATCTCATTGGCTACTTCACGAGCCTTTTCAATGTCATCTCTAAGTTTGATGACAACGAACATGCCAGCGTCATCAACGCCGGACTTCCATAGTCTACCTTCCGAGTCAGTGTAAGCCTTGATTACTTCACCGACCTGAATGTTTGAATGTGCTAATTGAACATTGCGGAAGCCCTCTGCTTTCATAAAGTTACCAAAGGCATCCTTCAACGCTCCACGAGTGATTAAGTCTCCTTGTTTATCGACCATTTCTACTGATGCGTAACCAGCGATAATTAGGTCATTTGATGACTTAACGATAGAAATGCTAGCAGGGTGAACAGGGGTTGATGCCCTGAGTGCCGCTGCATTTACCATGGCGGTAGTTACGCCGCTTATACTATTTAATAAGATACGAAAGCAGCCTTGTCTCTATTTACGGCCAACTCGCCCTGTTCGTCATCAGGAACAGCCTCTCTGTAACCCATTTTTTTATCTTCAGCCCTTTCTTTATTGTCTCGCTCTATATCTCTAACATCATAATCAGGTAGAGTCTTTGAGCCAACAAGACTAGTAGGACCGCTCGGAGATTCTATGGGTGTAGCGAAATCAATGCCAAGTCCCTTTGGACCTGAAGATGCATCTCCGACAGCACCTACACTTGACTTCAACATAGAAGATGCCAAAGCCAAACTCTTTGCTAATAGTCGCTTAACTTTCTTTTTATGCTCTATAGCCTCATCTATATCAGTGTCCCAAAAACTAGTATTCTTCACTTTTTTCGGAGGTATCAACGGTTTAGCGTCATTCTTAGATTCATGCACTTCTGCTTTAGACTCCTCATCATACAATGATAAATCAGCCTTTAGCATAACACCGGCTACCGATGACCAAAATGGCCTTTGGCTTTCTGATAATCTAATCAGCCATGTGTTATCCGCTTTGGGATTAAACATATACCACTCGCCATCGATTTCTGATGCACGATAACTTACATCACCTGCAGCCATCTTAATTACTATCCTGTCCCCATCTCTATCGATTTCATGCGGCCACATCATAGGCTCAGACTTAGTGAACATTGAAAGAGTCTCTACACTAGATACACCTTCACCTTCTGCCTCTCCTTTGATTTCATTACTATTGACCGTGTAAATGTCAGCCCCATCTATATTTTCAGCAACGGATATACTGTCAACATTTACAGTAACTATATCTCCAACCTCATAGTTATCCTTAGTTTGGAATGATGTACCTACATCCATGTAAGTATCACCCTCATACTCAACGGCACGATCTCCTAAAGAATCCTCATGTGTAATAGGACCAGTGCCCAAACGATATGTAAAGGTCGATGTACCTTTTTTATCGAGAACCATTAGATTGACATCTTGACCTTCATCATACAACACCCACTTTGGATGACGGTTTTCACCTTTCATGTAAGTAGAGTTGGCATCCCTCAACACTAATCGCTTGTGTTCCTTTAGTAAGTCTTTGACTATGACTTCTAAACCAACATCATCAGTTAATCTTAGATTGTGAGCAGCCGGTAGCAATACATTTTCTGTACTTTCCATAGTGCCTCTTAGAATTTTTATGCGCTCTTGTAAGGGCATATCATGTACATCGCTATCCTCATACTCAACAATATCTATGACATTGTATTCTTTACCTGCAAGTACAACGTCAACAACAAAGTCTTTCTTAGATATCTTAGAGAAGTTTTTCTTGGTATCATCATCAAGATCGAAATCGCCCCTGACTGTAATCTTGTCATCCTTCTTTTCTACGAATGCTCTCGGACCTTCAGGCATAGCAGATACAATCCAGTCTCCACTAAATCCACGAAGGTGTTCTAAATCTTCTAATTTGAA